TCATTGTTGATTGTTCCGAATGAGTCGTTAGGTTTGTTGGCACGGTGGCCTCTTGCTTTTGCCATTTTATTACCTCTTGATAGCGGGGCTACTTTGGCGTGTAGGTAGCCGCTCCGGTTGTGCTGGGGCCGTTGTTAGCGGGTAGCCAGCGAATCTTGGGTATTTAGTCGGGCAGGGATGCCGTATATCCTGACCTATACGTAGGTTTTTCGGTATCTACAAATAGTTGAGCTACTAAATACTTAAATTTATCAGACATGTAATCGAAGGAAGCGTGATATTCGTTTCGTGCAATTATATCCTCACGCGTAGCAGCATCTAAAAAACTACTGTCGGGTGTTACTCTTGGTTGTCCCGGCCCGTAATAATTATCATCAGTGATAGTTAAGAAACTCCCACCGGGAATAGTTTTACTTCCCATTTTTGCTTCGGGATATGAAACTTCTTCAATAAATCGGTTTAGTTCTGGATATTTTTTAACGTAGGCCGCAACTAATTCACGGTTATCTGTAAGAGCTAGATGTTTGGCGAAATCCTTTTCATAACTAGCCCTATAACCCCTCAAGGTTTTATCACCTTTAGGAAAAAGACCACCTACAACAGATAGAGCAAAATCTTTAGCTCGAAGTTCTTCGAGATAGTCTTGTTCTTTTTCAAAGGTCCGACGATTTACTTTGTGCTTTTCAGGATCGTACTCCTGCCTATATTTTAAGGCATCGTGATGAGCTACCTCTTCTGCAAGAATTGCGAGATTTAAAAGCGTAGGCGTCATAGGGACGTTTACTATCGGGTCTGCAACTCGTTTACGTTTGCCCGTTGCTGGAGCCTTTTTCATTGATCTCGAAAAAAATCCACCTTTTTTAGGCAGAGTTTCGTTCAAACGCGCATATTCATCTTCGTAACGCTGCCGTTCAGGGTATCCGGGTTCGGCTGTTAATCCTTTTGTATCTGCCGTATAGTAGACAGACTGTACATCAACATCATCCGGAAGACTTGCAACGAGTGCTTTCATCTTTCGACGTACTTCGTCCGTTATAATACGATCTTCGTATTCTAAGTCTGCCTCCCCACCATTAGCGAACTTTTTTCTGGTGAGAAATCCACCCCCTGCAGCACCTGCTGGGCGTTGGCCGTTCTCTTCGATGCGTTTCGATGTCTCTTTCTTGCCGCGATTGTTGATCTTTTCGAGGCGGTCATAGCCAATGATCTTGGCGATGTGTGGAGGTATGATGACTTCCCCGCGAGATACGGCTACGTCGATTTCTTCCTTAGACGGTGTACGTCCCATGACTTCCTTGCCACCACGAACGCGATAGTTTTCGTATGCCTTGTTGAGCATCTTGGCTATGTCTGCTTCACCGGCTATTTCGACGGCTGCAGCGTTGATGACAAACGTGCCCTCTGGGACGCTCATAGGCTTGTCGTCAGCCACAGTAGCCGCTTCGGATACCTGTGATGGCGGACGCTCTACGAAGCCCGCTGGTGCGTCAGGGGTACCGCCCATCTGCAGGCCAACACGGCCACCCCTCGCAAACAAGGAATCATAATCAATTCCAGCATCGTCATAATCGTATCCACTTCCGGGGTCAGAAAAGTCCTGACTAGAGCTTCCCGCGCTGCTGCCGCTGCCGTCATCATCCTCGCTATAAAATCCACTGTAGTCAAATCCTGCGCTATCATCGCTAACAAACGTATGCGCCCTCCCAGTCTCTACTGGCGTAAATTGTTCTTGTTCCTTAAATGATGGGTCTGTGCTTTTACGAACTCCTGCAGCTTCTAACGTATCTTCTTTACGTGCTGCGGCTCTATCCAATATAGACCTAGCAATCGCACTTGAAGCGGCACGGCTGCTAGTCTCTGGTCCGACATTAATTCCAGCCATTCGTGCAGAGTCTATTACGCTGCGAGGTGTACTACGTGGAGTATAGCCCATCCCGTAGTCAGTCGAAGGATCGTATGGAGTCCGGCCTGATCCGTGCGTATCCATCACGTATTTGTTGATAAAAGCTTGCGCTGTTCCCAAATTGGTATTGTAGGTAGAACTATCCTGTCGGCGTACAGTTTCGAAGACTCCTATGCGACCTCGTGCGCTTGCATCTAGGGCTTGTTTCATTTCAAGTGCAGCAGAAGAAACATTTACACCAGACAGACTAATACCTGCAGCTTTCATCGCGTCTACAAATAATTTTTCACGCAAAGCAGTGGCTTGGCTTGCTGAAGCTGGTCCTCCAGCACTGTGGATGTTGCCGTATGCGTCCATAGCTGCGCCATCGATGCTGGTCAAATATCCCTTGCCAGTCTGCTGCCAGCCGCCTCCATCCTCGTCGGAAACTTGGTTTTCCTGCATAGTGCCGGGTATAAACCCTCGTTTTATCGCCTCAACATTTGCAACTTGTTGTTGCGTCATTCCGCCCAGATTGCCGCTATATATTCTGCTGCCGGGGGCACGGCTAATTGTTTGGTTGCCTACCTTGAACATACTCCCGCCAGTTCCGCCGGTTTCTGATATCTTGTTGGCGTTTTTTAATTGTTGTTTTCTATTAAGAGAAGCACCTACAGCTGCTAGCGCACCGGCTCCGGGAATACCCGTAGCTATTCCTATCGCTATCTCTGGTTTTCGCTGTAGTTCATTCTTGGCCCACTCTACAAATCCACCCAAAGACCTATCTTCTCCAGCCTTAGATTTTTCATCTGGATTTTCACTAAAATCTTCTAAGTATTTCTTATAGTCAACGTCGCCTACTTTAAAACTGGGTGCGCCTGTACCTATGTTCACACCACTGAAGATGTTTGTTTCGTCATCAGCAGTTCCCACCGGCTTCATAATGTCAGGCGAAGCAGTTGTAGGTTTTATTTCTTCACCCACTTCAGGTGCCTTGCTTGTGTCGATGCCTCCGAATCCACCGTAGAAATCGATGAAGGATGATTGGTACTCGTCGGGCGTGTATGTTCGTCTGTCAACCATTATTTTTTACTACCGCTTCATAGCTGTTCTTCAGTTTAAGAAGTGTTTCCAGTAAAGCCAGCCTCCCCTGCAACTGGCGCAGTTCCGACTCCGATTGTGCCGTTACCACGGCCCGAATCGTCAAGTCCTTGAGGTCCGCTAGGTACTCCCTGAGAGGCTCCCATTCCTTGCTGTTGAGCATCGGGGCCAGCATCCGGGCTTGGTCCTTGTTGAGCATCTTGCATCATCCCTTGTAGCATCTGTGCGTAGACTTGTGCCTCGTTGGCATCATTGACCAAGCTGTCAGGATCGATGTCCTGTGAGATAGCCAGTTCACGCATTAAGTTTGGTATCTTTACAAACGGAGCAAGCATAGGGTTTGCTACGGTCTGCAGTAACGAGGTAAGACGCTGTGTGCGGACTTCTTTTTGCATGACGGCTGCTACGCCACGCGGTTTGATTTCTAGGTCGCCTGTGATGTCTTCGATGTTCTCTCCGAATTGCATATTCCACTGAAAGAATGCTTCACCAATCGGCTTCAACAAGTAATCATCTATATTCTTGATTACTGTTTTCATGGATAATCCGGCAGAACCCATCAACATAGACAATCCTGCAGCAGTACGTCCGGTGCCGGTGACTCCCGTCTGACCGTGCATGATAGACGGTATGCCGGTTTCTTCGTCGGCAAGCTGACGCGAGATTTGATACATTTGAATGTTTTCACCGGCGGTGTTCGGGAACTTGAGTCCGTTGATAGCCGTGCCGGTGACGCCCGACTGACGACGGAATATCTTGCCGGGGAAGATGTCCATGTTCTGTCCGGGAACAAGGGACGCTTCGTCCACATCAAAGACCAAGTTACCGGCGAGAGCAAGATTGTCGATTGCCATGCGAACATGCCCATTCATCAGCAACTGTGCATCTTCCATATTCTCCGCTACGCCAACACCCCAGATTTGATAGGGATTGATTTCGAACGGAAATGACTGGTACGGAATACGTGCAGGCGTAAACGGATTTACAACGCAGCGAAGGATCATCGTGCCACATACCCAGATGTTGACCTGCATCTGGTCGAATTCCGACATGTCTTCGGCACCCTCGAAGCCAACTTCTTTCGCGAACTTTGCGTCGAGAACACCCCAGTATTCTAGGACTTCGTAGCGATTTTCAGAGATGTGTGGCTCTGTCTCATCCTCACGAATCGTATCCTCATAATACTTGTCCTCGTAGTTCGGACCCTTTGCGAGACAATCTTCGATTGCTTGTGCATCAAAGTGAGGACGCATAACAAGACTGCGAAGCTGCTGCCGGTTCATGCGGTGACGTTCGATGACGTACTCGCAGTCCTCTACGGATGTGGCGGAGGGATCGGGATGAAAATCCCACACAGACACGTACTCAATACGTGGGACTGTGCGTTCGTAGGGATCGTACTGTCTCTCACCGTCGTCATCTGTAGTCCAGCGATGAACACGCTTATAGAAATTGAATGGGCCTTTGATAATACCTGTGCCGAATAGAGAAGACTCAAATATAGCCTTGCGAAACTCACTTACGGCATTCGTGTCGAGAAGCTGATCGTGTATGCACTTCTCCATCTTACGTGCTTGTTCTTTTGCAGGTTCGAACTGTGGTTCACCCGCGCGGGACTTACCCGCTAGGATCATATCACCAAAGTCTTTGCCGTAAGAACCTAGCTTGTGAGGCTGATTGGCCTGCATCGCTCCGGGTTCGAGTTCACGACCATCTCCCGGAAAACCATAAGGATCACTGGGGGCTTGGGTTGCCTCATCTATGGGTGTACGCATATGAGCAAACTCTTCGATACCTTCCGGCATCGGAGTCGGCTCGACAACAAGGGGGAACTTCTTGTTAGCAAACAAGATGTCTATGATCTGACCGTACGCAGCTAGGACTTTGGTCTTGGTGATCTTGATGAACACCCGCGATTTTTCACTGTCGCGATACTGCGTTGTCGAATCGTAGATGCCACGAAAATTCTTATACGCCTGTAGCCATCTCTGTTCGTTTGAGAACCGTCCGTTTTCTGCGTCGTCAAACCGTGCCCTGATGTGGCCCGCAAGTCCGGGCATCTGCTCATCAGGATTCGCTATCGGAATCGCTTGTTCTTCATCCGGTTCTAGGAAATTATCGGCCATGTCGCTTCCTTAGTAGTCGCGTTCGTCTGCCATCTTAAATAGTGAAGCTTCCACAGTCGGCTTGGTTTGCTTCTTGGGCATAGCTTCGATTATCGGGCCAGTTACGACACGACCATCAAACTCTAGGCTTTCGCGATAGAGTTGTGTTGCACCCTCATCCTTATCAACGCTGGTCTTGTCTGCGTTCATGATGTATGATGCACCATAGTTATAGTTGTTACCGGGCATGAGATTATCTCCTTTTCTCTATAAACCCACCGGAGGAATAGGAAAATCCCCCAGTTATTTTAGATACGATTCCTCGTCCTAAATTCTTGTCAGTTAATTTCATTCCTGTTTCTTCTTGGAATGGCTCCTTAGAAGCCTCGACGACTGCCTCTGCACCTGCACGAGAAAGAGGGGCTAGTACTCCTATTGGGGTACTAGCTTCTTCTATGAAGGCTTGACCTGCAGCCTGCGCGGGGTCCATTCCAGAGGCTATTAAATCTCTTCGATTCATCTCAAAAGAAACTGGTGGAATAACAGACATTGCTGCTTTTGCTCCGGTTGTTAGCGTTGATAAAATCGTAGCTATCAGTGCCGAATTACGGTACTTAGACACATCTACACCCTTTGCCTCAAGCATATCTAAGTAATTTCTAAGTTGTGTCGGATTCTTTTTTAGTTTTTCGAGGAGTTCGGGCGAAATACCGCCTTCTGCTGCATCTGTCGTTACTTTGATAGGACTAGCTACAGGTGCATCAGACACAGCGGGGCTATCAAAATACTTTTCGTATCCCGGCGTTGCTCTGCCCACTCGCTGTGTCGGAACTCCTAAAGATTCGGGTATACTAAACCCTGCATCTTCTGCGGCTTCCGCAAAGTAACTAGAAACTACATTGGCGTTTCGAACATCTGGTCCTTTAGCTTCGAGATCACCGGGGTAGTCTTGTGCGTACGTGGTGACTTCGCCTACACTGCCTTCTGCTGCAGCTTTTAAGCTGCGCCCTTGAAGATATGCTATACGCTCGAATGGCACTCCGTTACGTTGTGCTATTTTAGTATGTATGTTTCTTATGAGGGGTGATCCCCGTTTACCGGGAACTGTATCCCTCTGTCCTTTTTCGTAATCGGGAGCGAGACTGTTAAAGTACTCTTTTAAACCCGAATCGTAAATTAGTTTTGGTATTTTTACTTGTGCTAAAATATCTGTGATGTCATTAGACTTGACAGGGTTTCCGTTCGGCTTTACAAAGAAATAACTTTCTGATGCCGCTCCCGACTGAAGGCGCATCTGCAAAATAGAATCTGCAATATCGTTTAAGGGTACGTTTACTTTACGTCCCTTTGCGCCCTTTGCTTCGGCAGGAATATATATTGCACGACTCTCTGGGTAGTACGAGTCTGTTCGTAGCATTCCCGCTGCATTGGGCCGCAGACCATTCTGTAAGTTAAACAGAGTTGCCATAGCGGCAGCTTCTTGCTTTGGGTCTTGTGCGATTACCATGATCTGTCGGAACATCTCCTGCATGGTCGCTTTATCAGTTAAAATAGCCACCTCTGAAACAGATTTTGGTGGCTCTTTTATACCAAAAATGCCTTCGTTTTTGGGAGTGTCAGGAGCCTCATCAGGTAAAAACGGAAGAAGATTGCTGTTGGCAGGAAGGTCTTTTTTTAGTCTTAGACCCATCATTCGAAGGGCTTGCATAGAGGTCTTAGGATTTGTAACGTCTAAATCTAGGCTTGTAAATACTCCTTTGAGGAGCGTATCCCCATCGTCTCCCGTCATAAATGCGCCTAGTGCCGAACCGGGCTGGTCTGCGTATCCTTGAGGCAAGTACGAGGCTGCAAGATTTCCGTACGCTTTCGGAGACATGTCTAACTTTTGCTCAGTTGCGTAGAGTTCAGCAACCTCTCTGATAGTGGCTGTTTCCGGATTTAATTTTTTTGCCATGTGTTAGTATCCGAATACTTCGTCTTGAACTTGGTGAACTTGGTTCTTGATTGCGTTGAGTTGCTGGTGTATCGAGGCGTAGCCGCTCATACGTGTCATCATTCCGTAGCGCAGGGCATCATATGCGTGATCCTCTGCCTTCGTGTCCACATCTTCGCTATTCGTCTTGGAGAGGGGTATGCCAGCAATCTGCTTGACGATGTTCTGACACGATGAGAAAAAGCGTAGGCGCGGCTCCTCTGTGTAGGGATCGTCAGCGAGACGGCGATGTATCTCCATCTTTCCTTGAATGCGGTTGCGGTCTGCCGGAGTCCACCGCACACCCTCACGCATCATCACTTCTGCGATTGAAGGCCCAAAACCCGTCTTGTTCCAGCAAGACGAGTCAAGGACCGTGTAGTGAGGTATGGGGTCTAGTTGTTCCGCTTCTAGTATTCTACCAGCTAATTCTTCTGCTGTCAAGTGTTTTTGGTATAATTCCCTGTATATCCAGATGTTGTTGTCCCAGTCGATAGCACCCCAGAGAACACAGGATGGTGCGGCGTATCCGTAGTCGGCCATACGTATGCGGGGCCAGTTCGTCGGAAGTTCGAATGGTTCGACAACGTGGCGGGTACGTGAGAATTCTGGGAAGGCCGCTCCCTCTGCCACATCCCAATCCCCTTCGAGAAGTCTCTTTCGCTCGACATCCGGGAGCGATCTGAGCATCGCCTCGTATTGGCCGTCTGCCATCAGATGGGGATTATCGGTCAACCGCGCAGGAACGAACTTGCGAAAGAAGAGCGGCTGACCTGCTTTCTCGTGGCCGGTGGGCCACACAAACGGTTTCTTTGTTTCTATATCGAAGGCAGGAAAAGGCTTATTTTCGGGAGTTCCTTCGATGTAGGTTTTCTTGACCCACCAACCACCCACTCCTCCGGGGTTGGCTGTGCAGCGCATGTACAAGTGTTGCTGGAGTTCAGGATCAGTAGTACGAAGGCGAGAACGCAGGTAATCCCAGACATAGGGCGTAGGATACTGAGTAATTTCATCGATGCCTATCCAATTGAATGCCTGCCCTTGAAAACGAGTTACGTCCTTGTCTTTGTCGAGATAGGTGAACCAGATGGTTGCACCGGAGGGAAACACCCACGTAGACTTCGACTCGCGGAACTTCGCACCGGGAAACGCCTTCGTATATAACTGGCGTGACTTGTCGATGAGTTCAGTTAGCTCGTCGAGAGTACGCCTAAGAAGAAGCCCACGATGATTAGGGTTGTGACAAAAGCGCAGAGGATCGGCCAAGAGAGCGAAAGACTTACCGCCTCCGGCTGCACCGCCATAGAGTACATCTCTTTCACCCGCGCTAAGAAATTCTTCTTGCGGTCCCTCATTCGGCTTAAATACGATTTCAGCATCATCAACCAAATCTGAAACGGCTGCAGGAAGTTCTGCGAGGTCGCCTTGATCGATGACATTAGTTTCTTTACCAACAAGTGCCTTTTCTACCTTTCCTATCTTATCTTCGAGTTTGCGGGCGTAGCGTCGTTTGTCCTCTGCCGCCTTCGTTGTCTTGGCTGCACGACGCTTTGCTCCGTTGAGTTTCTTCTGGGCAGCACGACGGGCACGTTCCTTTGTAGAGAGGTTGTACGTGGCTTTGGGTGCGTTGGGGTCTTTCTTGGGACGACCTGCCACCTATTTCTTCTCCGCGCTTCCACTAGCCTTGCGTCCGCGACAGACCTTGCCGCCGTGTGCCTTTTCTATCAAATCAAACCCGCGAATCTTATTGCCGTAAATATTTGCTGAATTATTGATGCTGACTAGTCCCATCTTCTCGTCGAACGAAAGACCGTTCATGTAGTCGAGTCTTTTTACTTCTGGCCTTGTGAGAAGAGAATAGTTCTTGTCAGCAAGGAGATATATTTCACGGTCAGTCCGCATCAATCACAACCTCTTTCTTTGGGGGGAGCAGGACAACGCCGTGTACTGCAGTTACATTGTGGTTGATTGTCTCTTGTTGCTTCACACCTACACGGTTGAGGAGGCTCTCAGCAGCCTTGAGACGCAGATCATCACCGCGTTCGGGGGCGGGGTTGTCAATTGTGTCTACGAGGCGTGTAGCGGCCTTATAGGCATTCATAGACAGGACATCTTTCGTGCGATCTACGATCTCTTCAGCGAGAGTTTTGCGTAACCAGACTGCACTGCCCTTCGAGTAGCCTGCATCGACGGCTGCGGCAGTTACATTGCCGCCGTTTTCGAAGAGAATGTCGAGGAATTGCGTCTGTTGGGGTGTAAGTTCCCGCTTTTTCGGCGTTTGTTGGGGAAGGAGGTTCATACTCAGGTTGATTCCTGTGCGATTACGGTGCATTTGGCACCGATAATGATCTTTCCGGGTGTGATATTGCGTATTTCCCTGATCATCTGCACGACACGGATCGAACAGTCGCCCTCATTGAGGTACGGACCCTGCTTATCGATAAATTGTGTGCATTCGCTAGGGCTGTGAAGCCAACAAGCAAGTATCATAGCTGTGAACATCGTATATTCTACCTAGAAAGGAAAAGGGTGAGACGCACTTATGTCCTGTACCACTTGGTTAGTACAACGTAAGTGTCGCGTAGTGGGGTGGTCCGACATAAAAATGCGGCTCACAACAACAGTATAGGCTCTTTTTACATGTGTGTCAACTTTTTTTCTTGACAAAAATGAAATTCGACTGTACTATGGACATAAGTCCGCCGGGGTAAACCCCATAGGTACCCGCTGACCTCCCCACTGACCTCCCCTACGCATCCTTTTTACGCATATCGATAACTATCCTGCCACAAAATCGAGGGCGGTATTGCTAGCATATGCGGGGGTACCCCGGTGGCCCATGCGTGCGCCCGCGCATGGGAATATTTTTGTTTGTCTGTGATGCACAGTGGCCAACGATCATAGAAGGCCAGTACCGATTAATCATATATAGTCCCGATCCGGTACTATATCATCCCGAAATTAGCCACATCGCCGATGTGCCGAGGTAACCCCCTGCATCCGGCATGGCCAGATTGGCACATAACCCCGCTATATATTGCGCCTCACATATACGCGCGTTCATCCCGTTTGCCATTTGAGTTACTATAAAAAGCTTTCATGGCGATGAAAAAGCCCAGCCTATCCCGAACAACCGGCCCGCCAGATTATCCCGCCATATCAAACCGCAAGGCTATTAACTGGCATGCGGGCAAAAAAAGACCCCGCCAGCTAGTGACGGGGCAAGTTGAGGGAGGAAGCGCCGTATTAACCCCCGACGCAGGGTAACCGGTTAATCGTCTTTCTTGATGGTAAATTGTGCCTGTCCAATAGAGCGGGCGTTGTCCGATCCGATCCAACGCTGCAGCCCCATCGCATCCATAAACTGATCAAGGGCCTGAATGTTGTTTTCAATGGCATTGATCATGATCCGGATCGTGCGGATTTCCTGATCTGTAATTGCCAGTACGTTCTTTGCCTCGCTGGTGGTCAGTTCGTTTTTGATCTGTGTATTCATAACGTTTCATCCTTCGTTGTGGGTTGTTGGAGCGGGCCAGTTGCAGCCCGCCCCCGATTATAAGCACAAGCTATGCCGACTTGGCAAGCCGGTAGATATTCACATACCCGCCCCGCCGGTTACCCGTCGATCTGATTTCGATCTCATATCCTGCTTTCTTAAGGCCGGACAGGTAGGTATAAACCGAAGCTTTCCGGATGTTGAGATGTCCGGCAATCGTCGGAACAGCCAGAAACGTGCCCTGCGAAAGATAGCCCACCAGTCGCCTGTGCGTCTCACAAAGCCCTGCCTTTCGGGCCAGTGCCACCGCATCATTATATGCCGACGACTTCACTTCGATTTCCTGCACTGGCTTGCTGGCTTGTTCGGCAAACAGGGTGCCGCGCATCTTGTTAATGAGGCGGTCCCGCTCGTCTGCGCGAATGTGCATCTCAAAATCATCAGCAAGCTTTCTAAAGCTGGCGATAAGATGAGGCGGGATATTTCGGTTGTTGTTCTGTGTCATTGTTTCGTCTTTCTGCCCGTTGGGCGTTGGTGTTACCAGTTTATGAAAATTAATAAGCCCAGTATTAGAGCGATAACAATCAAAATCCGGTAGATAAGGAAAAATGCTTGTAAATACTCTTCCATCGTTACGCGGGAAACCCTTCTAGATACCGCCATGATGGCCCGTCGACTATCTGCCGGACTTGCTCGTTGCGCTGGTATCGTTTGCGCTCGTTGCGGCCATTGTTGGTTGCATCAGGCAGATGGGTTGCCCAGTGCGTTAAAGCATTGTAACCGGCCCACATCGTCAAGCCCAGTTCCTGCTTTTCCTCTTTGAAGCGTTCCAGCATCCAGTTTAACCGCCTTTCATTAACAGCTAGGTTTTCATCTACTCGCGCTGCAGCCGTGTTCTTCTTGCAAAGCGTTTCCTTGAGGATGTCCGCAAACTGCTTTTCAGTCATAGGAGCAGACCGCCACAAGCGCATTTGTTCCTTCTGGCCCTGCCACATTTCCAGACCCATCGTCGCTTTGCCAATCATGGCTTCGGGCGATACGGCCCCCTTGTGAATGCGCTTCTGGTGGTAAGCCTTTTCCCCGCCGAACACTAACGTATTGCGGCAAAGGTCACGGTAAGCCCCGCTGAATATCTGCAAAGCCCATGACATATCTACGCTGTTAAATATGTCCATCCGGCACCTGACGGCGTCCTGTTTGCCGTCCCGTGTTGTGGTCAAATCCTGCAGATCATGGAAGTAGATGGTGCGATGAACCCGCGCCCCTTCTTCATATATCCTGTCGCACACTTCCACATTATCAAGCGGTAGATCGGATGCGGCCAGTTGTTCAGCCTGTGCCCGAAATAGCAGGTCATGCGGAATAAGTGCATATGTCTTGCCTACGGGCCGGACGTTCAGCAGCCCGCCCGTCGCCTTGTTCTGCAAAGCGTGGTAGTTAGCAACCGGCACAGGTTCCACAATGTCCCGTATCACTTCACCGGACGGCGTGAGGTCAGGCGTTGAGGTCAAAGCCTCGAGTGGCACCCGCCGAATCTGTCCGAATTGTTCGTATAAAGATACGTCGTCGATCCGCTTGTGCGTGGCCCAGATGTCCCCGCCCTTTGCCTTTGATCGGCTGGCGGCCTGTTCTTCGATTGGTATAATATCAAGTGGCATAACGTGCCCCTTTCGTTGTTGTTGTTGCTGGCATCGTCGCCAGTTCGTGAATCATGGCACAAGTTTTGCACCAGTTGAACCCCCGCGCCGAAAAAAGTTTTGGCAGAGGCTGGCAGGCTAGCCCCTTCGTCTCGCTGCCTGCCCGATCAATCCGCCAGTCCTATGCCCCGCCCCCGAATAGGCGCACACAAGAAACCTTTGATTAATCCCCGATTATTTAGCGTCAGCCAGTTTGTCATATTTAGCGTCAGCCGGTTTGTCATGTAATCCCGTGCCGGTCCCGCCAGACGCGCCAAGTGATCGCCTGCAACTGGTAGGGCATGAGGCCGACGCGCCGCGCCGCTTCTTCGTATGCCGCTTGCAAGGCGCGGTATTCACGGACCCCGATATTGGTGCGATCATCAGTCAATCCAATGCGCTCACCGTAGGCAATGTTTCGCGCGTGGCCGTCGATGGTCACGTTGAATTCCCCCATGATATCCATGAAAAAGGACGTGATTTTCTGTCCCTTTAGCATCGCTTTTGCCCCGTCGTAATCAGGACGCGCCGCTAAGATGGCCCAAGCTTTGCGCTTCATCGCGTGATAGGTTGACACTTTCACGGCGTCGATACCGTCGCCCCGTATAAATGCAGCTATTAGCGTTGCCGCATTTGTCACGTTGCGCGACCATTTGTTATTCGGTGAAAGCGCGGCGATAACAGCCACCACAATATAGACCGCGATGCCGTACTTGGCCGCGATATGATATGCCGCCTTCTGTGCGTTATCGTACCACAACAAGCCTTCTGCGTGTTGCGTTTCGTCAGCGTCACGGTAAACGCTGGTGATGTTGTGGATCATTCTTTCGTGATCGACTAGCGTTGCCTGCTTTGTCATGCGATTACCATACGGTCACGAATCAGGGTATATTTTTCTTTATCTAAGCCGTGCAGCGTTACCGGTGCGTCAGTCTCAATCCATACGCGGGCACCACAAGACAATGGTTTATCCGGTGAATACACGACGGATGATGGCCCGTCGATCTCTACCCGAT